TCAAATGTATCACCAAGAATGAGTACCGCCTGCACCTTTTCTTCTCTTAGTTTTGGAAAAAAGGTATCTCTGTAAAACTTTTCATAGAAATCCAAAAACTGTGGTGAATCATTTCTCGCACCGAAAATGCTGGTCTGTAATAATTGCAACTTTCATACAGACACCTCCTTATCAAATTTTTTTCATGTTAATAATTGTATTAGGTCCATTACATCCAATTCTGGATTCGGGATCTATACCTTGTTTATAATATTTTTTATATAAATGTTTTGTTACATTAGTTTTTTCCTGTAATTCTCTCCAACCATAGTATACAACACCTTTATATTCTATGTCAATACAATTGTGTATTTCTTTTCCTTTTAATCCATGCTGTCCGTTTTTTCTTGCAATTTCTGGCGTTATTTTACCAGATGACCAACGTTCTTTCATTTTTTCAGAATGTTGTTTTCTTCTTTCTTCATCATCCATCCAACTCTCCAGAATCTTTTTCTTTTTCATATTGTAATAATCTAACGTGGCAAAATTTTTGTGCCAATATGATGATGGATGATTTTCACCTTTCAATCCAAACATTGGATTTTTTTCACCGAACATAATAAAGGTATTATTATTCACCGAATTCTTTTTTATTTGTTCAAAATCCCATTTCATTTCACGTAAACTTTTAAAAATATCTTCCATAAATTCTCCTTATGTTAATATATTTATAATAGTTTGGTGCTAGAAACGATTATTATTTAATTTTATTTTCTATAATCATCATATTCTTTGTTCATGGCTGCCAGTCTAGTTTCTTCTGCCTGCCACACACGCTGTCTCAAACTTGAACTGCTATATGGATGTTGTCTCTCATGGAAGAAAAGTTCAACGCCATGATCCAAACACCATTGTTTGCCTGTAAAATCTTTTGTTTTGTATTCATCACCTAAGAAACGGATATCAATGTGTTGTGTCTTTAACAGATTGAGTAAATCTTCTTCTGTGTGATATACAATCACCTCATCAACATACTTACATGCCGATACACAAACATATCTTTCATAGATTGAAAGAACAGGTTTGTTTTTGGTATCAGGTCGATCCACGGTTGGGTCAACTTGAATGGCCGCAATAAGATAATCACAATGACGTTTTTCTTCACGCAACATTGTTACATGACCTGCATGAAACAGGTCAAACGTACTACAGTTAAATCCTACCTTCATTTTTATACCAATCTATAGTTTTATCAAGTCCATCGGATAGTGATGTGGTTGGTTTCCATCCTAATGTATTGATTTTATCGTTATTCACAGCATATCTAACATCGTGTCCCAACCTATCTTTGACATGCTTAATCAAATCAAGAGTTGCACCTGTTTTTTTAATTATCATATTAATGATTTCTAAGTTGGTCAACTCATTCTCACCACCAATACAATATCTTTCTCCTATTACACCTTTTTCCATAATTGTTTTGATTGCTCTACAACTATCTTCAACATATAACCAATCTCTGATTTGTTTACCATTACCATAAACGGGTATAGGAATATCGTTTTTTATACAATCTAATATTTTAGGTATTAATTTTTCATTATGTTGATTTGGTCCATAGTTATTCGACATGTTCACTATAATATACGGTATATTATAAGTGTTCCCGTATGCAATCACAAAATGTTCCGCTGCAGCTTTTGATGCTGAATAAGGATTACGTGGAGATATTGGTGAATTTTCATTGAACTTATTTGGTTGTTCAATCACACCAAAAACTTCATCTGTAGAAATATGTATGAATTTTTTAACATCATACAATTTACACATACTCAACAAATTAACTGTGCCTTTAATATTAGTATCAATAAAAGGATTAGTATATTCTATGGATCTATCTACGTGTGTTTCTGCGGCAAAATGTATAATCGTGTCAACTGCATTACGGTATTTTAAAAATGTTTTGTGTAACAATTCTCCATCACCAATATCAACACACTCCAGTATACCGATATTTTTAATGTATTCTGTATTGGATGCATAACTCAATTTATCCATAACAATTGGATTTTGGTCTGCAATCATTCTTACAAAATTACCACCAATAAAACCGGCACCACCAGTAACTAAAATCATGTTAATGATTCCTTTTTCCGTTAAATACACATACGAAGTAAAGTTCTTCTTTTGAAGTGTTAAAGACTCTGTGATACACACCATCTTCAATTAGTACAATATCACCAGGAGCAACCTCAATAGTGGAAGTAGTACCATTTTTGTCAGTGAGTTGCATTAATCCTTTACCGCTTACGAAATAATATACTTCTTCTTGGCCATCATGTGCATGACCTCTAGTTTCTTTAAGAGGATGCAACAACGTTGAACTGACTACCAGATTTTTTAATGTTTTGTTATCTTTTAATAGGTAAGTTTCATTATCTTTGACAATCTCACCTTTAATATCACATATACTCAATTTCATATTATGACCTATTCTTTATACATGCATCTAGAGCTTCATCGGCTGACCTGAGTTTATATACCGCATTCAATTTATCTGTATTCAAAACACAGTTAGAACGTGGTGCAATCACTGAACTTCTAAATTCTTCCTCAGTAAACCATTGTTTGTTCAAACCCATTTTCTCCGCAATCTTTTTTGTTGTGGTAGAACCTGGATTACACAAGTTATAGATGCCATATTCTGGACGTTCTTTATAAAATACAACTGCAATTCTGGCAATATCATAAACGCAACTGACAGAATTTTCTTTATCAATTAGTTTATCATATCTGGCCAACTTTGTCAACAAACTTTTTGGATTATTTTCTGCACAAAATGGCATTCTTACTCTCATCAAATATGATTTGTTCATATATGGTGTAAGTAGTTCTTGTGCAAGAGTTTTGGATGCACTGTAGAAAGATGCGTTGTCAAAGTTAAAATTTGGTGTATCGGTTTCCAACCAACCACCATCTTTGTATCCGGTATAAACACAACCGGAAGAAATGTGCATGATAGGTGTATCGCAACTTTTTTCCAAACTCAATGGAAATAAAACGTTACCTTCGATTGTTTCCTGTTTGTTGTGTTCACATGCATCCACATTAGGAACACCAGTATAACCTGCACAGTTTATAATGTAACTTGTATTTTTGGGAATTTCATCTTTATGTGAAATCCAATGGTGATGTAAACCTTGGTCAAACAACTCATTGTGTATATGAGTGCCAATATATCCATGTCCAATTAACGTAATCATAATCACTCCATAAATTTTTCGATGCCCTTTGGTTTCTTGGCAGCTTCTTTTTCAGCCTTCTTGGCTTTCTTTCCTTCTTCATAGTTCTCAATGAACTCTGCAATATTATCGTACAATTCAAATTGTTTCATCGTACCATCGGCAGACTCCAACATTTCAAATTCATCTAGTATGCCAGCTTGTTCTGTGGCCTTATATTTCACATACAGTTGTTTTTTTTCTTTTTGTATTCTGCGGAGAAATGCGTAGTAGATAATCTGTGTAAAGTATGCAAATGGATTGTTTGATTTGGTCGGATCAAAGTTATTGAAATACATCAGACAGTTTTCAATACCATCGGCAATCATTTCATCTCTGTAGGTATAATTAATGAAGTTGGGTTTGTGTGATAACCCTTCGGCAATTTTCATAAAACATTCACCAATGTAATTGGGAATTTTTGGTTCTGGTTTTCCCTCTTTTTCGGCAGTTTTACATTCTTCTTTGTAATCTACCAATGCCTTAAGGAAATCTGCATTGTTAATATAATGTTTTTGTTTACTCATTTCATACTCTCATTTTAAAATATACCAAAAAAACTTGTTGACAGGGGGCTTGACATGTGATATAGTTCACGGTGTAGCCCCGATGATATTAATGGATGTTTATATTTTTATTTGTTTCTAGTTCAGCAATTGCTTCCATAACATCCACACCAGAATCTTTTTCTTCTTTTATAGACTTGAGTTCTTTCTTCAAGACATTTACCGTATTTTCATAATATTCTTTAAAGTCATCATTGGGTTCCATGATGCACATAATAGTATCTTTTTCCACAAAAGTAGATTCACCTTTCATCACAGACAAAGGCAGCCAGTGTTGCAACACAAGGTTTTGGTTGCGTATTTGAAATAACATTGGATTTTTTATTTCTACGTTATTTGTTTCGTCATGAAATGCATCTGTGATTACATCCAGTCCGTCTTTAAATCTGATTATTTCAATTGCCATTTTTTAACCCTATATTATAAACTTTAAAAGGGAACTTCTCCTCATTATATATCTTCACTCTTTCCACAAAATGTTGCAAGGTGAAGTTCATTCTTTTTTTGTATCTGAGGTCATCCGCAATGTCATATAGAGTTGCGAGTTCTTTACCATCAGATTTACGCAATCCTCTACCAATACTCTGCAAGTTTCGTATGCGGCTTTTAGACGGGCTCGCAAAAATAATATTATGCAGGTTTCTAATATTAATGCCAGTACTAAAAGTTCCAAAAGAGGCCACGACAATTGCATCATTTTCTTTTTCCATAATTGAACGAATTAGTTCACGTTCTTCTGTTTCAACTCCACCATGTACAAAGAAAACTTGGCGACCATTTGCTTTTTCTTTAATCATGTCGTATAATATTTTTCCGTGTTTTTCCACCAACTGATATAACACCAATGTGTTTGTGTTCAAGCTGATGGTTAAATTACGAATAAACCTATTTCTATCTTGACAACCAATTAAATATTGTACTTCTTCTTGGTATGTCCAATTTTTGGCTTCTTCCGCTTTCTCTGGCGGATGTTTTAAAACAAGACATTTGATATTCAATGCAGAGATTTGATTATTGTCAATCAATTCTTTGGTGGTTGTAACAGATTTAACAGTACCAAATAAACCTTCTAGTACCAGTTTATGTGTTTTAGTACCGTCTAAAGTGCCTGTCAGGCCAATGCGATACTTTGCATTAACGGCCGCAGTCATAATAGATGTTAAAGACTGTGCCTTAAAGTTATGTGCCTCATCACCAATTACATAATCAAACTGTTCAAAGTATTCTGGTGGCATTTTGTATAAAGATTGCCATGTAGAAATTGTCAAAGGCTTGTTTGTTACTTTGTCTTTACCTTGGTAAATACGATGCACTTTATCTTCAATATTAAAATCATTAAACGATGCATAATCACCAAAGTCTGAATACAACTGTTCAACCAATGATGTGGTTGGAACAATAATTAAACCTTTGAGATTTTGATATTCGTATAATTGGCGGAAGATAAGATAGATGATTAATGATTTGCCAGAAGATGTTGGAGATAAAAGTAATGCTCTCCGTTTTTGCATCGCATGTATAAATGCATTTTGTTGGTGTTCCATGACCTGTATCTCACGGCCTTTGGAATGTAAATTCAAAGAGTCAAAGAATTTTTGTGCGTGATATACACTAAACTCATCTTCTGTTTCTTCAAACTCGTATGTGTAACCACGTTCTTCACAAAATAATTTTAAGTATTCTAGGAGACCAAGATAGATTTGGCTTGTCTGTAGATTGTATAGACGTATTTTACCGTCCCAAACACGATTCCGAAACGCAGGAACGAATTGGTAACCAGGTACATAGAATGTGAAGTATTCTGATAATTCCATCGCCACGTGGCGTTCACATTCAATCTTGGCGTATACTTCGTTTTTCTTTGTAATTATGATATCATTGGCCTGCAACGAACTTCTCCCATGATATAAAATCTCTCAACTGCCAGGTTCTTTGTTTAAGTTCTTGCATGATAGATTCAATGACAGATACACATTCTTCATGGTAGATTTTCTTTTCCAAAATCTTGATAAGGTCTTTATCGGCTTCCATGTATGTGGACATATCAGATTTTAATACAAACTGAAATGGTTCCCATCCGTTTTCGTCTAATTCTTCTTGCGATAGTTTACCAGTAAAATATTCCGTCTTAATTTTTTTCATACGATAATAATCAAACTGAGCCTTCTTCACCGCAATCTTATGTTTGGTAAGAATGTTCAAATATTTACTGTGAAGTGTGGGAATTTTTGCAAGTTCTTTCGATGGTTCTGTTTGGTCGATGACCGCATCGATTTCCCAAAGTTTTAAAATTTGTTCAAGTGTTTCCATTTTATATTCAAAAAACAAATAATGTACATTATATCAGAAATATACAATCAAGTCAAGTATTTGTATGACTGATATCTAAATGTGGCTGTGCAGGTTATAATTGTTTCGGCCGACAATTTGGTATCAAATTTAATATCACCCATCGTTAATGGAAAGGCATTACTATATTGAATACGAATAATTGGATTATTCAACGCACTTAATACAGTCAAAGTGGCATCAGAAAATTTTTTGTTTTGTTGCAATTCTCTGGAGTGATCACGTTGTTCAAAACCATCAGGATCGGCAATCGATGTAAACCAGTTGTACATATCTTTCCAAGATTGCATATCTTCATTCACCATGAATGTTACATCAAGTGGATCATATTTCAATTTGGTACCAGGTGAATACATGTCCAAGAAAGGAGTGGAACGATCAACTTCACCCAAAGTCACGCCTGGTATATTAACTTCTTGGCAAAAATATTGCGTTGCCGGAATTCTTGCGAATGTCAACAAGAATTTTGTAGGCTGTAATGGGTTTGTGTTATCAGGTGTTCTGGTTAAAACAGTCATGTTATCTCCTTATGAGGTATTTAGGAGACAAAAAAAAGGGGTGCCGAAGCACCCCTTGTAAGTACCACTCTGTGGTGGTTTCGTAAATTACATCAAGTTTTGAACTGCGAAAATACGATAGTACTTGTTTGCACGTGCGTTCAACACACCCATGCCAACTGTTGTACCTTCTGCAAATGGGTTTGCAACCATGCCGTAACGAGTCTTGAAACCAATTTTTGGTTGGAATGTGAACTGGTCAACTGCACGAACCATTTGTAGAGGAACGTATGGGCAATAGAATAGGCCTGCATCATAAGGAGAAGAACCCTTATAACCGATTGTAACCAATTCTTGATTGCTTGTATAACCACCGAAATATGGATCGATGTAAACCTTGATACGACCGTGCAACAAACCGGCAAATGTATTGCCTGTATCGTCAACTTGTAGGTCAGCGCTTAGAGCAGGTGTGTACTGTAGAACACCAGCCATTGCCATAGCAGAAGCAACGTCAGAAGAAACGATCATGACGTTACCTTTACCACGACGAGTTTGCTTAGCGATAACGTTAGCATCACGTTCGATTTGGAAAATCAAACCCTTGAAACGTTCAACAGACCAACGACCGTTTGAGTCTGTGTCTAGGTCGAATGTACCAGCGTTTGTTGTACCGTATTGAGCGCCTGGAACAGCAACTGTATAGATGGTACGGATAACTTCACGGTTGATTTCAGCTAGAATTTCTGTAGACAGAATGTTTGACAATTCTGTTTCAGCATCAAGACCATGAATTGCTTTCAAGTCTTGTGCAAGTTCTAGAGAGTATTCAGCCTTCAAAGCACGGCTACGAGCAGTAACAGTAACTTTTTCGATTGAGAATGCCATTTGTTGGAATGGAGTCTCAGCGGTAGCACCCAATGCTTCAGCAGAAGCTGTAGACATACCAACACCAGTTGTGAAAGCGTTAGCTGTCAAAGATGCAACTGGGTTATTGCTTGTGTCACCCAATGCACTGTTAGCAAAACCGAATGGGTTAATGCTTGAACGTGTACCGGTGAAAATTGTGTTAGCTTCGTTGTAGAATGCTTCGTTACCATCGGTAGAACCAGCGGTACCTTGTGCATTGTACTTAGCACGCATTGCGAAAATCAAACCTGTTGGGCCTGTCATTGGCTGAACGCCAGCAACATCATAAGCAATCAAGTTTGGAAGAGCACGGCGAACCAAACTAATCAAGATTGGGTCGAAATTCTGAATACCACCGCCTGTAACGTTGGTAGGAGCAGAAACGCCTGGTGCTGTTTCGTTCAATTGTTGTGCGGCAGAAGCCATTTCACGCTGTTGGTTTTCTAGGATAACAGCAGTAACGGCCTTCTTATATGGATCCTTAATGGCTTCTAGTTCTGGATGTTCCAAAACTGGTTGCCATTTATTTTGTAGTTCTTCAGATAGAAACATTTAAAATTCTCCTTATTAGTTTCTAGTTGCGGTAAGTTTTATTTATTTTACCGCAGTTTTTGAAATTGCGGAAGCGATAGCAGCGATTGTTGGGTCAGAAGAAACAACAGGTTTCTTTTCATCTTCAACAATAACTTCTTCGTTAAGCGCAGAGGTAGAAGCAGGTTTTACTGACTCTGTAAAGTATGATGCTCTTAGAGTAACAAGTTTGTCTGCGTATTCTTCATCTGTGGTAAATTCAACACTCTCTGCGAGGGTTTTCATTTTTTCCACTTGAGTCTGCGTTAGGCCTTCACATACTGCATGTATAGCCTCGATTTTTTTGTGTTCGTTCAATTCTTTGCGTAGTTCAACGGCAGATTGAATTTGTTCATTCAATTCATCTTCCAATTCTTCTACTTTAGTTGTTAGTTCAGAAACAACATCTACTTTTTCTTCTGGAATATCGATGTAGTGTTCCATGAACAAGTTCTTCAAACCATCAATGAATTCTTCAACGATTTCAGCACGTAGACCTTTTTCGATGGCCAATTGGTTTTCTTTGAACCATTCTTCAGCCATATAGCTGGTATAGTCATCTAGTTTCTGTGCCAATTCGTTTTTGACTTCTTCAACAGCCAATTCGAATTCTTCTACCATTGCTTCTTCGATTTCTTCAACCAAAGATTGTGTGCGAGCAACAACGGCTGCTTCGAAAATGGTAGTTGCTTTTTCTTTGAAATCTTCAGAAAGATTTTCGCCAGATAGAAGTGCATCAACATCGGATTGCATTTCTTCTTTCATTTTTTCTTTCTTCATCATTTTCTTGATCATGGCTTTATCTTCTTTTTCGTCCTCATGACCTTCTTTTTCTTCTTTTTCCTCTGCAACAACTTCTTCTTCTTCTGCTTCGGTTTCTTCAGCATAAGACTGGAATGTTGCACCAGGATTTGGGCTCATTGTTTGTTTTGCCAATTTAGCCTTGATACGATCACGGATGTTTTCGTATGATGTTGGTTCTTCCTGAGAAACAGCGTGCTCAGTACCTTGTGTTTGTTGTGGTTGACCAGACAATGTGTGAGCTGGTTCAGAACCAACAGGTGGTGTCGCACCAGGTGGTGTTGCAGAAGGAACACCTTTGGTATAATCACCTTTTTGATCGTCTTTTTTGTCAACAACACCAGCAACTTCACCAGCATCTTTCATGCCATAGGCAACAGATGTAGGTAGTTTTGTGCCGGCTTCTTTATGGCCACGAGCAACTGAAGCTTCAAAATTTTCTTTTGCGCCTTCATTCATCAGAACTGCTTTAGCGGCATCAGCTAGATTTTTATTTCCCATGTTGAGAATCTCCTTGATTTTTATATTGGATATTTATAATTAAAGTTTTTTGATGAAGTTTTCGAATATTTGTAGACTTACTTTTTCAATGTCTTTACGAGAAGCCTCTTTAATGATTTTTTTGGCTTTCTCTAATTGAACTTCAGTCCAAATGCCGTCAACTAACATCCATTCCTTACCTTCCATAATGCCTTGAACAAAAGCTCCAGGCGCAGAAGGATCGGCTACTATATCTGCCGCTGTGGCCAGATGAAAATCGTCTTGCACAATGTTAATACCATTCACACTTTTAAGAGATCCCATACCTCTAGATGATACGCCAAGTTGGCCACCACCTTCGATAAGGTTTCTTGCAATGTTACCCATAGGTGTGTCAAGAATTTTTGCTTTGCCTATCCAAACATTACCATCTTCACGTAGAGACACATTTAAATGTGAAACACGATCCAAATTAATGCTTGGTGTGTCTGGATGACCCAGTTCACCAAAGGCACGGTTTTTATTAATGTATTCGTCTGTATAACGTGAAACTTCTTTTTGCATGGTTTCACGTAGGTATTTGCGACCATTTCTGTTTACGGCTTCGGCAACCAGAAAAGGACCTTCGATGTAAAGAGTTTTCTTGCCGTCTTTTTCCTCGACAAGATAATTAACATCTTCTACAACTTCTTTAATTAATTTCATTTTGGTTCCTTATGGACGCAAATTGTATGGAGAATAGTTGAATGCTGCAGGATCATTGAACTGGCCACGTTGGTAGTATGCATTGTCTTTACGTAGTTCTAAAATAATGGTGTAACTATCGTTTGCAACCATTCCACGTGTTACGATGCCTATATCACCATTGCAACCTGCTGTGCCCGCCGCATTGTTTGGAATTGTTACCCAGTTTCCTGCACCATCATATTCACCATTACCATTTAAGAACATAATTGTTTTATTTGCGTTGGCTTTCCAATAAAGTTCTACATCACCTGTTGCAGCGCAATCATACCAAACTCTATAAACTGAAAGTCCGTAATATGGAAGAGCAGAACCTCCACTACTTAATAGACCAGGTGTTGTGTTTGCGTTTAATGCACCATAAAGGGTGTTGGCTTGAATTCTGGCTGTATTAGATTCTTGTCCTGATCCATCAAAAGATGCGGTTAATTTAATAACCACGTGTTCTGTGGTATCTTTTATTGTTTGAAATGTATAAGCATTTGCCATTTCTTATTCCTGTTATTGAGGTGTTGGTTCATCCACAGCAGTTGCCAAAGGGTCTGGTTGTGTATTGAACATATTTTGTGCAACTTCCATTTTCTTTGCTTCGATATGAGCCATTACCTTGTCTTGCAAAGCAGCATAAAATGCATCACGCATTTCTTTGGCTTTTCCTTCATCTGCAAAGTCTACGATTTGTCTTGGGTCCATAATTTTCTCCTAATGAAATATTTATAGTATTCGCTTCAATTTATTAAACGTTTTATCTTCTAAACTCAGGTCAGCTTTAGATTCTGTTTTTGGTTTTGAAGATCCACCACCTTGTCCTTCTTGTGGCATAGATTGTGCCAAAGCAAGTTGATTTTCTGCATCCACTTGACCAACCATTTGTTGTGTTGCAACTTGATTTGTAACTTCAACTGGCAATCCAAGACCTGCATCTTTTTCTTCATCAATTTCAACCTGCATTTCTTTAATTTGGTCATCAGACAAACGCAATACATTACGCTGAATCCATTTTTGGGAGAAATAACGACCTGTATATGGATCAACAGAACCCAATAATTGTAAACGGTTCTGCATCAACTCCGCTTCTTTTAGTTCACTAAAGTTATTGTCTTTTATAAAGTCAAAATAGATATGTTCTTTGAATTCATTCCATTCTTCTTCAGTACAAATACCTTTCAGTACACATTGCACACGCAAAGCCTGGTCAAATATTTCTGAAAACTTATTACGTAGACGGTCAACAAACTTACTGAACTTTAATTCATCACGTGTGACTTCTGCAACACGACCAATGGTAAAACCAGATGATTCTGGATTCAAACGAGAAATAGGTACATTAAGTGCTTTGTATAGTTTCTTTTCAAAGTACTTAACATCTTCCAATTCACCCAAGTTTTGGCCACCAGGCAATGTAGTAATTTCGGTACCTTTACCGCCTTCACGGCGTGGCAACCAGAAATCTTCCATCATAGATAAAAATTTACGATCATCACGGACTTCACCAGTATTTGCATCGTATACCAATTTGTTTTTATATTTGACCATGATATCACGGAGATATTGTTCGGCCTTTAACTTTGGTAAATTGCCAACGTCAATGTAGAAAATACGGCGTTCTGGTGCACGTGAGATACGATAGATAACTGTCGCATCTTCAATCATACGCAACTGGTTTAATGGTTTGATCGCTTTATGTAAATAAGAAAGTACCACAGCACGGCGGCTATCCATAAGACCGGATACGATAGAAAGAACAGAATCAGTTGTGATGCGAACTCCAATAGGACCATAATTAGAACTACTACCAGTGACAACCTTATCATTGTAGAGGTAGTATTCATTGACTGTTTGTACGATTTCTGCGCCTGTTCTTTCATCTTTTTGTTTCCTCATTTCACGCACCTTACGAATTTTTCTTGGATCTACATAACGTAGTTCCTTAATACCTTCTTGAGGTGACTCACGATCAATAATAACATGATAGTATAAACGACCATCAACATAATATCTACGGAAAATATCCTGAGACATATTGTTGTAATTCATCAAACGCAAAATGGTTTGAAATTCTGCCTTGATTGCGTTTTTAATTTTTTCTGGTTGTTTTAAATTATCTAAAACAATCTCAATAGTTTTGCCATCATCGTCTTGGCAAATTGCTTCATTAACTATATCATCTATTGCAGATTCAATTTCTGGTTGCATAGCCATTTCACGGTAACGAGAAATGAGTTCTACCTCATTCTTTGCGGTACCGTCCAAGTCAACATATGTGCCATAATAAGCAGCAGATGTTATAGTTAATGCGCCGTCTTCCTGTGAAGGAGGAGTGAAGGATTGTTGAACGCCATCCGACACTTCTTTAGCTTCACGTGAAATCGTGAAACCAAACAGCGAAAATTTATTAGGTGTTGCCATATATTCTCTATTCTAATTACAAAGTCAAAAAAACATAATGGGAGGCCGAAGCCTCCCGTTAAAATCAAGTTGTTGATTCTATTGCTGTCCAGTATTGGTAAGCAAATGTAACATCAAATTCTTCAATAGTATCATTTGATGCCCAATCTAGAGCAATTGCCGCTAGATCAATTGGGAATAAACCAACAAATGAATACTTCTTCAATTCGTTGCCGGACTTACCATATTGGATAACTTCGGCATCTACAGAATAACCTGATGGTTGTTTAGCATTAAAATCACGAACGTTGGATTCGTGGCTATTCAATGCGTTCATCCATTTTTCAACTGTATTACGGATTGTAAAATCTTCATCGTTAATAATTGTTAGTGTCCAGTCAGCAAAGCTTCTGTTACCAACAAATTTCATTTCACGACCAAAATAATAAACTGGTACTGTACTGATTGTTGAACCAGGCAGTTGAGCAGCTTTGGCCATGAAAGTTACTTTTCTACTTGCGTCTGTACCACCATTTACAAATGATGGAAATGTCAAAGAAACAGAGAACAGATTAGGACGGGCACCGTCCCCAGTCATCTGACTTCTAAATTCTGCTACATTGAATGCCATTGTATTCTCCTATTATTGGTTTATTTATTAGACTGCACCAACGATTGTGGCAAAATCTACACCAGTACCAACAGCAACAAAGTTCAATTGAATGAAGTTAATTGAACGAGCAGGCTTAATGTAAATATCACCAACAAATCTGTTAGAGTCAATAACTTGTGGTGTATTGTTTGTTGTATCGCAAACAACCTTGAAGTCTGTGATACCACGGCGACCTTGAACGTCACGCAAGAATGGTGTAATCAAAGAGATAAATTGTGCTCTGGTAAATTCATCATTCAACTCAAACAATGAAGATTGAGCTGCACGTGCGATTGCTTTTTCTAGGACGATAAACAAACGGCGAACATTGATACGGTCAAACGCATTTGGTTTGTTCAACAGTGTCTTATCACCAAATAGAACTGTACCTTGGCCAGGGAAAGAAACCACTGGGTTTACACCGGCTGCATACAATGTGTCACGGTATGTTTTTGATGGGTTCCATGCCAATTTAATGCAGTTCTTTACTTGACCACGATTGAAACCGGCAGGAGAGAACCATGGATCACGTGTTGTATCTGTGTATACACACAAACCAGCAACGTCACCGTTTAATGGAATCCAACGATATGTGTTGTTATACTTATCGTATTGATATTTCCAACCTGAATCTGCAACAGCATATGAAGAAACTGTGTTTAATGCTGACAACCATGATTGAATATCAGATGTTTCGTTACCTGCATTATTAACAACTGCTGATTTTGGTGGAGAAACAAACGCAACACAGTCTGCACGACCGGCGCTGATTGAAGAAATTACATAATTTTGAACTGTTGCACTTGCATCACCTGTCAACACCAAAGAAATGTCGATGGTTTCTTTGTTGCTGAATAAATCGTATGCGGTTTCCAAATCACCATCAGAAACAGTTTGAGTTGCACCGCCAGTTAAAACATATTCTTGAATACCAGATAGTCTGTCAAAAGTTGTTCTTGAATCACGACCCCAAGTAGAATTTGTATTTGGATAGTCAACAGGACCCATTGAGTGGATATATTTTGATTTATTGAAAATGACTTGTCTGTAGTAATTTGATTCACCGTTAACGGTTGCATCAAAAGCTTTTGAAACAAATGCGTATGTTTCTAATACTGCGTTAACTGGACCAAAATTTCCTGTGGTATCAATAACAATAATGTGCATTTCATCATATGCGCC